GAACCAGAACCAACAGCAAGGTGGTAATCAGAACCAGAACCAGAACAAGAACCAGAACCAAAACCAGAACCAGAACAAGAACCAGAACCAGAACCAGAACCAACAGCAAGGTGGTAACCAGAACAAGAACCAGAACAAGAACCAAAACCAGAACCAACAGCAAGGTGGTAACCAGAACCAGAACCAGAACCAGAACCAGAACCAGAACCAACAACAAGAGCAAGAGCAACAGCAAGGTTACTTCTTTAGTTTGTTCGGTGGAAGAAAGAACAGACAACAGAAAAATAAAAGTAGACAACAAAATAGTAAATCCAAATCAAATAAAAATAAAACACACGGTGGAAGAAAGAACAGACAACAAAACCAGAACCAAAAATCAAGAAAGAACAGACAAACACAGAAAAGAAAGAATTAAACATTTTGACATTATGATGTATTTACTATACGTAATAATGTAATAACACAATCAGATATCAAGCGAAATCACGTTTTTTTCAGATTTTCGTCTTGATGACTTCTTTGGAAGAATCGTATCGTTCATATCTTTCACACTTGAAATACTAACTACAGAATCATTATCTTTTGGGTCGCTTCTAATGTCAACGTTTTTAGTTTTCAGTCCGGATAAAATATCATTGATGTTGGTATTACTTGGACCGGTCATTTCGGGTCTGGACTGGTTATTCACAGATGAATGCGCATCAATATTTACACCAGTTTCCTTGAACATAGTAGAACCGACAGGATTACCATTTGATGTAAAATTCATATTATGTCTTGGCGGAGGTGCTTGGTCGCGAGTTTTAACGGCAGCTGGTGGTGGATTATTTGTTCCAGGTTTATTTTGCTGTAACAGTTCACTTGCGAATGACATACCTGGAGCAGTTTCTTTCATTGAATTAACAGTAGCATCAGTAAACATTCGCATCAACTCGGGTGATTGTTTAATAACATCATTGAACCCGGGTGCGGCGGTAGAGAGCGCCTTATTACTAAAATGAACAACACTCGCACTGAAACCTAAACGTAGCAAAAGACTGAGTTCTGGACTCATTTTACCACCCTTGTATTTATCGTGTAGTTCTTCGAATATTTCATTATAACTATCAACATCCTCTCCTATAGATTCACCCCAGCCATCAAGCGATATTCCAAATGGGTCAAACATAGAATTACCATATTCGATTGTGTTTACCATCGTAATGAGCCAATTTTGTTGAATCTTTACAGAATCGCGTTTACGCTTATCGTCCAAAGCACCCTCATATTCGTCTTCGATTTCATCATAATCAGAATCCAGAGTAAGTTTTGATAGATTTTTAATGATACCCTTTTCGTGCCAATCATCCAAGTGTTTCAACATCATGCGCTTTTTCCTACGCTTCTCTCTATCGGTCATATTATTAGATGATGAAGGTTTACTATCACCTCCCATACCACTTAATTTTGTAAATCCATCCCAAGTCTTACTATGAGTTCCCATAGATTCTGCGGTAGAAGAACCTAGTTTAGAATCATTACCAGTAACAGGTTCCACATTTTTATTTTCATTCACACCAAACATAGATTTCGCAAAACCCCCAAATGAATTATTTGTATCTACCTTTTTTAAATCAGGATTATTACTCGTATGATCCGTATTAATATTAATAGAGGAAAGGTCATTCAACTCTTCTTCAAGTTTATCCAATTCGCCTAAATCAATCTTAGTTTTGGAGGTATCTACTGATTTTTTATCATTCATTAATAACTCCATTCCCTCGCCGAGACTACTCGTTTGTCTCTGAGGTTCACTACCTCCAATTGAAATGTTAATAGGTTCCAAATTGTCAAAATTAATTTCTTCCATAGTCTATTATTATTATATAAAATTTATGTTTAAGTTCTACGCAATATTAATAATATTATGTTTTTTTAAATACCATAGACCTTGCAAAAAAGCATCAGCAAGGTCGTCAATTTTTTTATGTTCTATTACATGCGATTTCCAATGACTGAAAAATGGGTTCTCTAAAATTCGTTTGGTATGAAATACCGCATCCATCTTATGTTGTTTATAATTCGAGTCTACTGTATCGTGTTCTTTCTCAAAACCCTTAAGTTTATTGGAAGATGATAAAAAATCAATGTGTATTGAATCGTGTCTCATAATAAAATACTGGGCGAGCATACCTTGTATTGATTTCATACGATTGGCGATTGGTGATATCTGGTTCTCTATAATAACACATTCAACCTGCGAAAAATCAACTTTATCAAACTCAATTTTGATATTTTTACCAATTGTTATAAGGTCAATATTTGATGCATTACTTTTCGACTTTAAAATTGGTTCCAATGAATGTTTATCAAAGTATTCTAACATTTGTTTAATTATAAATTTCTTCGTGTTTCCTGGTATAATATTAAATGATGAAGCCATTTGTTTTAATTCATCAGTTTTCATTTTATTCAATGAACCACTTTTATGACTCTTTGATGGTATTAACAAATTACAAGTCTTGGCGTGTTTCTCACAAAAATAAAGTTCATTCTTAGTATACTTAGCTTTATTCCCACACGGTTTGATGGTCGATTTGATATCTTTTTTTTTATTACCCTTTATTGTAATATTACAATTACATAAAACCGTATTTTTATTGGCATCGGGCATAAGATTAATAACGTTCCAATCTTTAACCCCAATATTTTCACCAGATATATCGAAAAAACAATAAGCCATATTTTTTATACCGACATCAAAACTAACTAACTTCATTTCCTATATAGATATTACCAAAAGTTTATATATATAAATTTAAATAAAATACTTATAAAGAAATGAATAAATAATAATGATTTAAATCTTAATATAAATAGATTTTATGTAATAATAGCATGAACTGTGGTGTTTATGATTCTAATATAAAAAATACAATTCTGTTCTATATGCAAGTACAAGAAAATACAGAAGATATAATTACGAAATTGAAATCAGTAGATATAAATTTAACATTTATACCAACTTATGGAATAGATATAAAACGAATAATTGCTTCAAATAATAAAGTTATAATTTGCGAGGATGATACGGCAACAATAAACGAATTATATGAAGGAACCAATATATATATAGTTATTGAAATATTCGAAAATAAAATGTATGATAAATTTGTTGATTTCGACAACATTAAATTGGGAATAGATATTTCATATTATGATGTCGAATTAAATAAAAATATTAATTTATTATTAGATTCATCATTTACATCTGAAAACGATGAACAACTTGAGGAAATAATACGTAATGTAAAGTCCGGAAATCGCAAGAGAATTGAACCTGATTTAAACCTAATTATATCGTCAGATGATTCTTATTCAGATGATTCTGAATTAGATGGTATGAATTTTTAATTATTTCGATATATTACGCATATTATGATCTCTAATGATAGTCGCTTTATGTGTCATATATTTACGATAATCCGAATTTGTTTTTATGGACGAGTTTAGTATTAATTTATTATTGTCTAATGCTTCTGGTTGCCAGAATGCCTTTAATTCCTCACCATTATTATTCTTCATCGGTGGAACAATTGGTTCGTGTATTGGTTTTACCAATAATGAAAAAAAACTATATGGTGTAATATTAGAGTTGAAATTTGTGTAATTAGTGCTTGGTATGTAAGACATTTAATATATATATATAATTAAGATTTAATTTGCTAATAAAATATCAATAATAGATGCTTTCGTCATAGCATCATCAACTGTAATCTGTTTCTCTGTAGCAATTTGCTTCAGTTGCACAAGTTTAAGTTTTCTTAAAGCACTTTTACTTAAATTACTTACATTAATGTCACTTTCGGTATCATTATAAATCTCATTTATATCGCTTTCTCCTATCACCTTATTAACACTCAATAAACCTCCAGCATCTAATTCAACAGGCATCGTCTCATCTTCATCTATAAATTCAGAAACGACTAAAGGTTCATCCGTTTGAGGTGGTAATTGTATAACTTGTTCGCCTAAGTCTATCACTCTTATACTATCACTGGTAACAATATTGGGAATAGTTATCTTCTCGCTATATAAAATATTAGTTTCATCCTCACCAGAATCTTCATCGGAATCATCTTCATCGGAATCGTTTTCATCGGAATCGTTTTCATCGGAATCGTTTTCATCGGAATCGTTTTCATCAGAATCGTTTTCATCAGAATCGTTTTCATCGGAACCATAATGATTATTATTTATACCATTATTTATGCCATTATTAACGACATCGTCTAAAGTGTCATATGCAACTTGTTCCAATGGACTAGAAACTCCAGGTTGTTCTACATAAGCAGCTCGTTTAAAGTCCAATACTTCCTTTGCTAAATTTTGAACAATATCAAACATTGTATCGCATTTAGTTTCCATATTTTCCATCCGTTTTTTGAAATGATATACCAGGGTTATAATCAAAGCAAAAGTAATACCTAAACTTAAAAAGAAGAAAGTCTCAATGAATTTAAAAGATTGCATTTTAAATATTTATATAATAAATTTAACCACTCCAAACGAAAAGATTCTAATAAAAGTATATGAATATATTATACAATGAGCACAATAACAACTTTAACAGAATATGAAGTTAATAATCAAGAATTACCCCAATTCAATAAACCTGATATACCATCATCAGTTTTTGGATTTAAAAACATTATTATTATAATTTTAGTAATATTACTGGCGTTCTCGTTAATCGGTATAAATTTAATTCAATCTATGAGTGGTATAGTAGATTATATAGGAGATATACTTCGTCAGTTAATTGGAAGTTTTTTATCAGCTTTTGCTTACATAACAGGGGTAACATTAAACACAACAACAGATGTGATAGGAGACACTGCTAAAACTGGAATAGATATAGCAGAAGATACACTCCAAAGTGTAGGTAATATATTAATAGACGCAAGTAAAAGAGACCATAAAACCGAGATATCCGAAAAAATAGAATCCCCAAGTGGTGGTGAACCCAAATATGAACCAGAACCAGATTCAAGTGAAACCAGTATACAAAATGCAATAACGGCCAAGAAAACCAATTGGTGTTTAGTAGGAGACCAAAACCAAAGACGGTCTTGCGCATCTGTCCAAGATGC